CAGCATAGACTTACTAGGTATCTCAAAGGACGCAATGCAGGCACGTCGATCATTGTTGATCATCTCATGCATGCAGCTCTGGTAAAGCCACTGACTTTTGCCGTGTCCTGGATATCCACCTACAATGGTTAGCTCACCTTTCCGAAACCTGTATTTGAGTTCTGGAAACAAGAATGGATTGTGTTCGTTTTCTTGTTGATACCGACCAATCTCCTCAGCGAGTTCGGCAGCCATACCATCGACTGGTTTGAGTGTCTTGGGATCATATGATTCGGCGTTCTCGTATAGAGGACCAAGGCCACCCCCGGCGATCAGCAAATCATTGAGGTCATTATGGGGATCTGGAACACGTAGCCGTTTGCACCGGGTGATACCCAGACGTTTGGCCACCTCATTGGCAGCCTTCTCCCCGGCTTCATCATTATCGAAACAGAGGTAGATGGTTTCAAAGCGTTCCAACGCTTCGTAGTCGTTTTCAATCCAACCGAGGTTGGAGCATCCGCTAGGTATAGATAGAGCTGGCATGTCGGCACCCATGTCGTCCAGTGACATAGCATCTATCTCCCCCTCGCAGATGGTGATTTGATCGGCGGTATCATCAACAGTGGGCCAACCCCATAGAGTGGCGTAGGCAGCAGTAGACCAAATATCTTTCCGACCTTTGTCACACTTATCGATGCCCACACTTTTCAGCATCACATAGTCACCATCCGGGGAAACAAATTTGAATGCGTAGAAATCTGTGTTGTAGCTACTATTCCGGCTATGGCTTCTCACCCCGTATTTGCGGAGCGTATTGGTGGATAGGCCACGTTTTTTTGTCAGGTATTCCATCGCCCATGATCCAGTCAGGGGCTTGATCTGCACACTCGGCGGCTCAGGTTTGGGTGCAGAGGCCACTGTTTGCACGTCAGTGATGCCCAACAACGCCTTTATCTCTGCCTGGGTTTCGTGGTAGTTGCCTACCTGCCGCATCACGAGTTTAAGGATGTTGGTAGACTCCCCAGTCGATTTATCCTTGGCGAGGTAGACACCGCCCCTACCGGGATACACTCCGGTGGATTGGCCCTCGCTACCATCCAGATCGCCCATTGCGTAGCTAGAGCCACGACGCTTGGCGTTAGGAAAATAGGTTTTCATCACAGCATCGATGTGCTGCGAGAGATGCTTGTTTAGGTCATCAGGTGTCATACTCCTGGTCCTCCCTTACCATTGCGGGCTTCCGGGCGAGTCTATCCTTCCGATCCTTTTCTCTAGCAGCGACCGCATCGAAATGGTGGGTGCGAATGTACCCAGCATCAGCCAGGGCATCCCATCCACCTGCGATAAACAGGTCGCAATGTTCCCAGTTGGGCCAAAGCATACATCCTGATTCGATGTAGCTTTCCAATATTAGAGAGCGGCCACTACGACCCCTCACTTCGAGCTTCCAATCTTCGGGAGCGTCGTCTGTTTTCTTTAGTCTCACCACCTGACCTGCCATGAGCTGGTCTTTGTGGTGGAATGTTAGGTAGGTTCCTATATCCATATTTATTTTTCCAATTTAGTTTTGAGAGCTTCATAACTCTCACGATATTCCTTGTCGGTTTCCATCCGATCGGGATGTTTTGCCAGATAATAGGTGATGCTAGTGCGATCACGATGGATAGCATCCGCACACTGACTTACACTCACCCACATTTCGATGTGTAAAATGCAGCAGAACAACGCCCTAACCGAGGCCAATGGTTCATGCCTATTTTTAGACACCAGATCTTCCTGGCTCGCTCCAAACAGACGTTCGGTGGACATGAATGCCTGATATATAGCTGGATGGGGTTTATTTACTACGTACATTTTTCTTATTAGTCATCCAATAATAACTATCTAATTTTTCAACAGATACCAAACCTGGTCGTTTGTGATCATAGGTGCCGGGAGATATTAGTTGTGCATAGTCACACGTTGATTGCAAGTGTTGTTTTTTATCGTACCTGCCCATCAAGGATCCCCTGTCCCAACGCAATGTTTTGGGGAACGTAATCTTTCGCAGAAACTCCTCACGATCGCGGATGGGATTAAACAGGTGGCCTAGCGAAGCTTTGCCCGGCATATTGACTCCCTGGATCTTATACATCCCATCCCTCCTTCAATCCTGTTTTGGTGGACTCCTTGACGTGGGCTATTAGATCGTCCTCATTCTCATCTATGGACTTGAGGCATGACTCGCGTAGCTCAACCAGTAATGGCTTCAGCGGCTCCACAGCCGCATCCAGGGCGTCCTGAGACATACCCTCTGGGGCATCTATGTGGTTGATGGATTCCTCTAGCATAGCGATGCCAACCATAATGGCATTACGGATGTACAGGTCGGACAATCGGTTTTCTACGAAATTACTCATTTTATTTTTCCTCCATTTGTTCTAACTCTCCAAATTTCTACAAACATCTCAGCAGCGGCAGATAGATCTGCGCCTTCAGGACTTGGCTGCATCATTTCATTATGCATAGCTTCCGCGATATGCTTCTTCACTGTGGTATATGTCTCGTCCTCGGCTATTGACGAACGCCCATGCCGTATAAGCTCCGTATAAATTTTGCACCACCTTGCGTATCGATTCATTTGAAGCTCTCCCCTAATGCGTTGAACAACTCGTCCACCTGTTCGGGCGTTGGAGTGTTGTCCAGCCTTTCAAGTTCCTCTCTGTAGAGGTGGTCCATCTTCGATGGCGCGTCCATCGTGACACACTGGTGATAGGATGGAGGGTTAATAAAATAGCCTACGCCGAGGGCGGGCTTGAAGGCGGAGCCGAAAGCGTCAGACACCTCTGACGCTAAACCATTATCATTATCTCTGTTAGTCATATTAGTTACTATTGTTAGTTATACTTATGTTATCTATGTTATATGTTGGGCTATAGCATCATTAGCCTTGGGCTATAGCATCAAGCGCGTACCTTTTTGAGAGGCGCATCTTCCTTGTATGGTTGCGTCCCATCTTCTGGACGATGCCTCGTTTTACCAGTCGGCCAATCAACTCCTGAACGTAATGTTCAGACAATCCAATGTCTTCTCCAATACGCTGGTTAGAAGCGAAACAGCCGTCAGGCCACCCACCGATATACCCGGCGAGTAGTGCCTCGGCTGGACCGAGATTTCCTTTAAGAAGAGTGACCGGAACCCAGACACCCCTCATCGTTTCAACTCCTGTTCAATCCGATCCTCATGTTTCTTTACCCACACCGCATCCAGGGCATCGAACGTAATGGGTGTTCCGGCTAGGGATACACCGACAATTTCGATGTATGGAACACCGCAATCGTAAACGCCTTCCTCAACCTGAAAAGTCCATTCTCCCCAAGGGCTGAACCACTCACTGTTTATATTGTTGTTAGTCATGAGCCACGCCCCCTTTCTTGGCCGTTGGCCGTTTAAAGAATGCGAATTTGCTGTCATCCCGTGATGGGGTAAATGTAGCCGTGATGGCTATAGGATCGCCCTTATCGATGCTTTCAACCGAACAGGGAACACTGCCCCAACATTTGCGACCATCAACAAGCTGGATGAGGCATTTCGTAGACCATCCCCAATCGCTTTCCACATCCTTCAGAGATAGCACCGTACCCTCGATCGGGAATCGACCGCTCTCCCAATCGGGAGCATTGGCTCGCATGGCCTCATCTGCCTCCTTGCGAGCTTTCAGCTTCGCCTGCTTCTCGGGATGTTCCCGCACGATGCGGTGGATGAAAGCAATCTGCTTTCTGGATAGGCTGAAATAATTTGCCAGCTTGCGGAGCATATCCTCCGCGATGGAACGCTCCCATTCACCAAGGGCTTCATCGTCCCGAGCAGCCTCAAGGAAACGGATGACGACCGACCAACGCCAGGAACGATTCATGGCCTTGCGAAGCCCGGCGATGTAAATACGGTTTGCCTTGTGGGCCGCTTGTATCTCGCCAGCACTCTCAAAGCCCAAACGACCCGCACAGGTGCGGCCAATGATGACATGCTCTCCGCTGTCATGCTCATATACGGCACCGCTCAACAGAGCAGCACCACAATGGGTGCAATGGTCTAGGCTGTAGCCGTTCACCCTCACCTCATCAGCCACCTCTCCCTGCAAGGGATCAATGGCATCACCGTCAAAAACGGACACACTGCGATTGTCGAAAGACTCGACAAACCGATATGCCCGAGGATCAAAACCGCCGCTAAGGCGGTGCTTCGTTATATTGTTGTTAGTCATCACCACCACACTAAGCACACTCCCCTACGTGTCAAACTTTTCTCAGGACATTTCCATTCTTACAGTAAAGCAGTGATGTCTAAGCACACTCCCCTAATGACCCCTGGCACACCCGCCCGATTTTTGAGCCAAAAACGACTCGACAAATGGGGATATCAGAATGTCTAATGACCCCATAAGCATTTCTTATGCTTTCAGAAACGATCATTATTTTCTCGCGTATCAGCCGGTCGGCGCCATGATTTTGGACGATGACTAATACAACACAAGCCGCCCCGGCGGCATACGCAACAAGCGCCTTGCGACTTCGCAACGCTTCCAATCCCCGGTACAAGCTCGACTTGAACCGCCCGGTAAAGATTTACCGGAACCTATCCAGCAAGTGCTTTT